GACTAGCAGCGAGCCAATGTCGCCCGCTCCGTACTGCCCCTCGAGCGCGGAAGTGCCCGTCTGCTTCGGGATGATCTTCGTCATCAGGTCGTCGAAGATCGTCTCGTCCCACTTCGCGAGCGAGAACTGGAGGATACCCCTGGAACCCGTGTAGATGACCTGCTCGGCCTCGTCGCCGTACTCGGTCGATCCCAGCTCCTCCGTGTGCATGATGTGCTCGAAGCTCGGCCGCTCGTTGTTGGGCGTGTACCCCAGGATGGTGTAACTGTTCGCCCCGTCGTCAGGGGCCGAGATCCCCACGGAATACGGTCCTACTACTTCAAAGGCTACAGCCATCACTCACTCTCCTGTCATAGCGAACTTGACCGTATCCACGATATCGGCCAGGTCTTCAGGGGGCATATTGAAGATCTTACGCTGCGGAACCTTGACGCCCTTCCAGGCCATCATGAAGTCGGGAGGCTTGTCCGTGGTGACCTTCTGGCCGGTGATCGGGTCCAGCATCCTGCGGAGGCCGTTGGGCATCAACTGCACGAGGCCCTCCTTGAGGGGGTTCGCCTTGCGGGTATGCCCCACCTTGCCCTTGTTCGTCAGCGGGATGTAGTTCGGGCCCTTCGTCTGGATGCCGCCCTGGTGGTAGACCATGTAGTGATCTGGCGTGCCGTCGCGAAGGGTCACGGTCAGCTTGTTCGACCCAGCCCGCTCCGAAGAACTGTTCAGGGCGAGGTAACCCGCGCCGGTGTCGCGCAGGGGCCGCCCCCCGAATCGGTATGACCACTGGTTTTCCCACAGGCCGGGGTAGCTGTGCTGGCTATCGCCGCCCTCGCTGATCCGCTTCTGGGCCTGAGATACCAGCAGCTCGCCCAGGACGTTGAGCCTCGCGAGGCGGCTCGCGATCTCCTCCGTCATCACCCGACCGAGTTCGGAGGCTGTGACGGTGCGGGCCATCAGTAAGTCCGATCCGTCCGGCGAGGGAAGTACCGCGAGTCCGACACCATGTTCAGATTGCCCCGCGTGTAGACGTCGATCACCTCGATGCCCACCCTCCCAGCCCCCTGGGCGTCGGTCCCGAAGATGTAGTAGCCGTCGTCGAGCTGCTTGAGCTTCTTCTCGACCTCATCGGCGAGTCGCTTGATGTCGTCAGGGATCGGCCCGCGCCGCTCGTACAGCTTGACCAGGGTGAGCGAGCACACGAGGCCCTTCAGGGCCCAGTTGTCGGCTGTTTGAAGGGCAGTAAGCTCGGTGAGACTGTAACGGCCCCCCTTGATAGCTACCGCCTCAACGTCCGCTGAGGCCCTCTCAATGGCGTTGAGGATCGGCGCCCCCGTCCCGTCGTCCGGCGTGGTCCCGTCGCTGCCGAGACGCCGGACCAGGTTCTCGTCGAAGGCCTCGATCAGTTCGGCGTAAGTGATGTATGTCAACTGGGCCATGAAAGAAAACGCTCGGCGTCCCCGTGGAGAACGTCGAGCGATCAACGCGACTCGGCGGCTCAGCACGGGGCCGCGCGGAGGATGTGGAGTCCTCTAGGACGTGATGTCCTGGATGTAAAGCCCGCTCGACGGAGCCGTCAGGACGATGTCTCGCGTGTCAGTCACGCCGCCCTTCGTCAGGCGGTTCCACCCATCGACCTCAGTCTCGACCGACATCTCCTCGTGGAAGAAGCCGGTCAGGGTCGTGAAGGTCGGCGCTGCATTCGTCTGGTTCGGCGATCCTGCTCCGATCAGCCCGCCCACCTTCGACAGGAAGAAGGCGTCGTTGTCGGCCGGGATGTAACTGATCGTGCCCGTGCCGTCCATGTTCCTGCGGGTGGTCTGCCTCACCGAGTCCTCGACCACCATCTCGACGCCGTAGAGGACCTTAGGCAGGCCCCAGTTGTCGATGAAGCGGGACTCCTGGCTCTGGACGCCCAGCGATGCGTCATGGTTCACGAGATACTCGCGGATCTCTTCCGTCGCGGCCATATTGCTCGCCGCCACCGGGTTGATGATGCACATGAGTTGCCCCGGCTGCACCACGCCGCCGGTCTGCTTCGCGATGGTCTGCTTGACCGCGTTGAAACCCTTCTTGATGAACTGATTGATCGCGAGTGTCGCCGTGGTGCTCGTCCACGTTGCCGACGTGCCCGCGATCAGGGAGTCGATCGTGGCTGAGATGTTCGCTGAGGGCCAGTTGGCCGTCGTGGTCAGGACGGTATTCGCGTCCAGGGTGCGGTCTGTCATCGCCGTCGCCGCCGATCCTCGGCCGTGGGCAGCCACGACGTCGAAGCGTGCCTGGTCAACGGTCAGCGATCCGAGCGTGTAGCCGTAGGTGCGCCGTTCCGAACGCCACTCCTTCCAGCGGAAGGGCCGCAGGCGTCCCTTGGGGCGCTCCTGGCCGTCGGGCCAGAGGTTATCGGCCTGCGTGACGACCGTCACCGGGTCCGAACTCGACAGTTCGGGGTAGAGCCCCGCGACCGCCTGGTTGGGCACGATCTGCATGTACTGCGCCAGCGGGAAGCTGGTCGGGTTCCGGCTGAACTCGACCTGCAACTTCGAGGTCGCCGCCGGGATGAATACGTTGTAACTTCCCGGATCGTGAAAGCTGGTGTTGGGAGTAGCCATCTGCGGCTCCTAAGAGGTGTCGTTCAGTCAGATCAGGCGATGATCTGTGGGTCCCACAGGCAGCGGATGACGTCGGCAGCCGAGCCGTCTTCCAGGGCGATGGCGAAGGACGCCTCGCCCACACTGCCCAGGACCGCTAGACCGTTCGCGTCAGGGTTGAGTCGATCACCGGCATCGCAGGTGAAGTTCAACTCCACCCGCTTGATGCCGCCAGCCTGCAACGCGCAGACGTCCCCGTTCTCGGAGTGGTTCGCACTGTCGAAGGACCGATTGTCGCCGGTTGTAATCCCGATGACCATCAGGTCGCCAGCATCCGCCTCGACGACACCATTGTCGGTCCCAGTGGCGTCGAAGGCAACGAAGCGGAAGGGTCGGATGTCTCCGAGTGCCCGTACCGCCGGGGTGTCATTCTGCATCGTGCTCATGATTCAAACTCCAGATCAGTGTCGTAGATACCGGCCGACCAGGTCACGCCTCGGCTAGGGCTGCCTCGTAATACCTGTCGAAGTTCTCCGGCTTGTCCTCGGCGAGGCACTTGTCGCGCGCCGTGTCGGCCGCCTGCGCCTCGCGCTCGGCCTTCTGGCGGTTTCCCCCTCCGGTCCTCGCGTGACGCATGTCGATCTGTTGGTCGATCGGATCGCGTCCCATCATGTCCTTGAGGAAGTTCAGCTCACGGTCGGGGTTCGGCGCCGCGATGACCCGGTCCAGGATCGCCGCCTGCTGGCCTCGGTCGCCGACCTTGTAGCCGTTCGCCACGAGGTCGTCGATCTTGCGGCCGTACTTCTCGGCCCGAAGGTTCTTCTCCAGGCGTGCGACACGGCTCGACTGTTCGCCGAGCTGGCGCTCGAAGTCGTCCCGCTCCATCTCGACGCTCCGCGAGGATCGCTCCTTGTCCTCGTCGTCGTCCATGTACTTCGCGAGGCGCGACTTCAGCTCATCGACTTCATCGCACTTGGCTTCAAACTTCGACCGCATCGCCGACATCTCATCCTTGTCCTCGTCACCTTCGCGCTCGTCGGCGTCGTCGTCCTTGTGGTCGTCGTCTTCCATGTACTTATCGGCTGCCATGTTCTTGCGCCTTTTCTTGCGAGGTCCTTCAGGCGGGGCCACGTTGTAGGCTCCCGGTTCACTCATACTAGCGTCATACTGCGTAGCCGGAAAGTGGAAGCCACGCTCAAAGCGGTCTACTGCTGTTCCGCCGTGTTCACCCGCGAGGCGCGAGAACCTCGTGTCGGGGATCGGACGCGCTGGCGTGATCGTGCCGAGCAGGGCGACTTCACTCATGAACCCGTCCGGCCAGATCTCCGCACTCCTGCGCGGGAAGGCGTTGCTCTTGACGTGCTTCTCGAAGTCGCGGGTTGACATCACGACGTCACCCACGATGCCGGGGACGCCTCGGATGTTCCGCATCCTGATGTCGGGGATGTTCCCGATCGTCGGCCTGGCGTCGGCGCCGTCGGCCTTGTCGGAACTCTTGGGGTTGTGGCCGAGGATCAGCTTCGGGCTCTGCCCGCGTCGGATGAACTGCTGCGTCCGCTCGACGACGTGCCGGATGCCCTTGCGGTCGTACTTCTTGATTCGCTTGTTCTTCTTCTCGTCGAACTCAGGGTCGTATCCGATGAACAGCTCCAGGTCGTGAATGGTGACCTGGTCCCCTCGTCGCGTCACTCGGTGGGAGGCGTTCATCTCTTCTTCTTGCGGGTGGTCTTCTTCTTGCGGGCCGTCTTCTTCTTCGTCTTGGGCTCGTCACGCCTTCCGCTCACGACGGCACTCTTCGCCTTCCGCTTGGACTTCCGCTCGTCCAGGAT